TTTAATGTCTTTTGGGTGGTATAAGGCCCACTCTTCTTCTAAAGGTAACATACCATGCACTTTATATCCCTCTAACACTTCATGTACTTTATTAACCCATATAATNTCTGGGTGGTTTTTATATATTCTCATCTGCCAATCAGCCCAATTAATCCAACCTTTTTCATTTACCCTCCAACCCCATTTCTTAATATGTTCTTCTGTAAGCCCGTCTACAGTATTCACTCTAGGGACTCTTAACATATCAACTTCAGGGTTAGCCTCTAAAAGAGATGGTAAGTTTGTAATTAAATTTGTATGAGGGTATTCATCTGCATCTATTTGGAATATGTAATCCCCCTTACAGGTTTTAGTTAATTTATTTTTCCAATCAGCAAAGTGCTTATTAAACTTATCTTCAACTAATGTTATGTAGTCTTCAGAACTTAATTCATGGAGGTACCTAAGTAATTCAGATGTTGGTTTATTTTTAGATAAATCAACTAATACTACAATTTCATCTTGACTTCTTTTATTGTTTAGTAATAGTGAAAGGAGTCTCTGTATTTCAAGAAACTCATCACATACGGTTACTGCATAACTAATCTGCATTCTCCTCTTGATTAAAAATTCCTATATAATCTAAAGCTTCTAGGTAATCACATTCATCAAATTCTTTCATAGTTTCCATATCCATCCTCCACTCATAAAATTCTCCTTCTTTATTGGGGATTGGGTATTTTTCTTTTTCTTCATCTTTAACAGGTACGGCTAACACTGCAGCCCATTTCCAATTAGCACCACTTTTACCATTAGCAAATATCATCCCTAAAGATGGCATATTTACTGTTGAAGGCATCCAAATTTTGCCATTTTTATCTTCCCCCATTAGTTCTTTATATAAGCTAGGAAGTAATTCCATCTGGTCTTCAAAAAACTGTGACCCTTCAACTAGTAAAGAATTAGTTATAAAACCACACCCATAACATTGGTAGTTTTTTACTTCGTGGTTAACCTCTTGCATATAACAAGCATCAGATCCACATCTATCGCATTCTATTAAGTTATCCATAATTTTATTTTTGTAGTTTTGGTAAATTTAATTTTGGGAGTGTTAGTTTTACTGCCACTGGTATATTTGATATGTTATTATCTAAAATTTCGTATATTTGGGATTTCATGCTTTCATAACTAAAATTCTTCTTTAAAATATTTTTATGGATTTTACCCTTTTTATACCAATCCTTATAGTTTTTCTTAACATCAACTAAAGCATTTCCGAGTTGGCCATGATCAACAGAAAACCATTTAGATCCTTCAACTAACATTTCGGGATGTTGAGCTGATGGATGGATATTTGTTAAAGTTCCACCTAATAATATATTATGTTTACTATCTAAAAAATCAGTTTGTCCTGACCACCCTGATGCTATGACGGGTTTACCTGTTAATGCAAATTCAAGTAGGGGGCGACCAAAACCTTCACCCTTTGTAGCAGAAATCATTGATTTTACTTTTGGATGGTTGTAAAGTTCATTAATTTCAGCATCTGATAGATCTCCATGTATTAAGTAAACATTAGGGATTATTTTAGCATCTATTGTTTTTCTAATAGCATCTATCCTCCTCATTATTTCTCTTCGATCCATATGTGAACCCTTCCCACAACTTGATTTTAGAATTAATGCAGGGGCATTAGATTTATTCTTAAAAACTTCATAAAAAGCTTTTAACATTAACCCTACATTTTTTCTATCTTCACCCATTTCTCCTTGTAACCAATGCCCTACAAACAAATATGCAAAATTCTCGGGGATTGAGTCTATATGTTTGTATAGCTTATTACTAGTCATTGGGGTTTTGAGAGGTTTATATACATTTAAATTAACACCTTCAATTAATACTTCTACGGGGGTTGTTAGCTTTAATTCTGTTGATATTTCTGGGTTGTTTTTATCTACTACTTTATATTTAGTAATTTCTAAAACATTTTTAGAATGTGTTGAAGAAGTAAGTACTAAATTCATTCTATTGCATCCTTCTATCCATGAAGCCGCACATTGTGTAGTTTCAATACCAGCAGTTAAGCCTATATTATATCGACCTATAGCTTGAAATTCATTAGGTACTGTAATTTGGCACCAAATGTCAGGTTTTTCTCTGTGAAGGTTGACATTGTCCATTAAATAATTATTTAAAAAACCCCATTCTTTAAAATCATTAATAAATCCCTTTCTAGTATCACCCCACCTCTGAGGTACTATCACTACATCATATTTTTCAGACTCAATAATAGCTTTTACGAAATCTCTACTTCTTGCTCCATATCCTGAATAGGTATCTATTGGACAGCTTATATAAAATGTATTTCTCATTAATAATTTAATTTATGTTTTAAAACTCTTGTTTTGTAATCTGTATCTTTTAAAAATACAAAATTGTCTCGGGGAGTCCAAGTTGAAAATAATTCCTCCATCCCTTCAGTAAATGTTTCTCCCATCTTTATAGATGTAAAACCGGCTTCATCTCCTATCGCCCATTCTCTACCTAAATTTCCTTTTGATTCCCTTTCAGAAACAGACATATTATATAATTCAGAAAATCGTGATGCTGCTTCTCCGGCATCACATCTACTATCCCAAATATAAGGGGTTGTTGGTGATCCTACTAGGGACAATGCTTTGGGGAATACGGGAGTACCCATTCTCCATGTTCTTGGTAAGTACCTTTATGATTAGAAGGTACTTCTTTAGAATTGACATACCACTTACCCTCATTATCAACAAACCTCATCTGGTCTTGCATTCCACCCGTCACGTTAGCAATAAAAGGAGTACCCGTAAGTAAAGATTCAGTTAATGATAACCCCCAACCCTCTGCAGATGAAAGTAATACTACCCCATCAGCCATATTATACAAATAGTTCATATAAGTGGTTGGTAATTTGTTATTTGAAATTGCTATGGAATTATCATTATCACTAAACAAATAATCAACTACAGCTACTATATCCGTACCATGGTCGCTTGTAACATCAGTGTGTAAGATAAACAAACATTTATCTTTTTCTTCTGGAGTAAGAGTGTCAGTAAACATTTTCCAGGCTATTAAAGCATCTGGGAGTGCTTTTCTTCTAATATTTCTTGAGTTAAAAAATAAAATAAAGTCCTTTTCTTGTCCTTTAGTAATCGTTTTTTTAAACTTGTTATACTCCTCATCTGTTTTATCTATAGGGAAAAACTTTTTAGTATTTAAACCATGAGGGACATATTTAATTACTTTATCTTTTGCTTTCTCACCCAACACTATTTCATTAATAGCTACGGTTTGTTTTGAAATACCAAACAAAGCATCACAAGACTCGTAAAATTCTTCATTGTATTGAGGTGCAGGCATATCATCCCAAATATTAAGATAAGCTATTGGTATTTGACTTCTTATTTCTTCCTCCATTTGAAACAACCACATGAAATAACGTGGGTCGGTAATAAGAAGGATAGCATCAGGTTTTTCTTCCCTAATAACATCTCTTAAAATATCAGCATTCCCATAACCATCTGTAGGGATTAACTTAACACTAGCATCTTCAATGCCTTGTTCTCTGTTCATCTCCTCTGAAAGGTCAATAATTTTTCCTTTTTCAGGGTGTTTAACACTTCCGGCTAATTGAACCCAATTATAATGTCCCACGGTATTTAAAACAAGTTCCCTACCTATCTGAGCAACTCCAGAATGTACACGGATGTCATCTGTAAGTAATAGGATTTTTTTCCTATCTTTCTGTTTGATATAACCTTTTTTCATTTATATGTTATTTTGTTAGATTTGTTTGGTTAGTAATTTTTTTTCTAAAGTCTTCATCTGTTAAATATAGAAAAATAGCTCTATCAGATAATTTTTGAAAACTAAATTTTCTTTTTACACATTCTATTTTAAAATCTTCAAATAGATCACTTTTTACTTTTACACTAGTTAGTGTCATTTCTCTGTTGGTACTCATAATTATTTATTTTATTATTATTATTTCATATACATACATATATAGAAATATCAGTACGTCGCAGAGCATAGGTGAGTTTTGTGGAAGGGGCACCATTTACAGTTATTGTTTATAGTAGCCGGCATTTCCTTATCATTAAAACCATCTTTTGTAAAACAATTATCTAAGAATATTTTAAGTGAGGATGTTGCCTTATTAACTGAGGTTTTACCTGAAGGTGGCCTGAATTGTTGGACACGTTTAATTACATAATCCTCAGATTCCCATAACTTGCGTTTAACAATAAAAAACTCTATTTCAATATCATCTATAGGGATATTGTACTGCTCAGCAAAGAATTTCTTATATAAAACTAACTGATGTTGTTTTGATTTATCCTTTTTAGCATTAGCATTCCACCCATTAGTTGATGTTTTTATATCAATTATAACAAACTTATCTGTGTCTTCATGGTATAATACGACATCAAGGAAGCCCATGTATTTAACGCGAGGTAAACGTGGATTTGGTGCTATTACAATTGGCACCTCACAACCCACTAACGACCACCCACGTTTTGAGAAATACTTACTTCTATTCTTTTTTATATATGAGATTATTTCAACCCCATCATTATAAAATTCTCGGATTTGTTCTGGGGAGCTAAAGTGTATGCCTTTATTTGATTTATAAGCTTTAGCATAGCACTCTCTTAACCTCCCCTCAAAGTCTTCTTCAAGATCAATGCGATCCGCAGCTGCTGCACTTTCATTATACATCACATCAAGATACATTTGGAGTGTTTCATGTACAGCTGTTCCAAAAGTCATATGGATGCTTTGTTCTCTTACTTTATGACCATCTCTATAATTTAACGCCCATTTTTTAGGACATTGGGTGTACATAGATAATTGAGAATATGATATATTTTTCTCAAATGCAAAGTTAACAGGTTCCGGGGGGTTGTTTTGTATCTCCCTTACTATTTGTGGTATTTTCTTTTTCTTTCCCAAACTATTTTTTCCATTTATTGCGACCTACTAAAAGACCTATTATTCCATAATTGGCAATATCAATAAATGTATCTTCCATACCCTCACCAATAACAAACGATCTACCATTAATTAGTAGATTTTTTAAACGGGAGATTTTATCAGTAAGTCTAATACATAAACCTGTTAATGAAAATTTTTTATCTTCCTCACTATGTAATATATCCCCACCTAAAGCAATGTTATTAAGCCCATAATCAAGATGTTTACGAGCAAATAACTCATACATTTCTTTTTGGATTTTTTTAAATTCCTTGGATAATTCTGGATATTCTTTTTCAAATACCTTTACATCTAATTTAGAAGAGTTGGTGTTAGTTTCGTCTATCATCTGTTGTTCGAGTATTTCATCCCATTTGTTTACTGAGTTTCCCATATTGTATGTTTTTTAATATGCCGTGAATATACGAACAATATTTAATTCTCCTACCCTTTTATCGTTTCTTTTTCAGTAAAATATTTATCTAATGCTGCTATTCTATCATCGGCATCCACTAACATAGCAAGTGCTTCTTCTCCATTTTTATATAAATCGGATGTTGAGTGGTCTCCAATACCTACAGCTTTATTACCTAACAAGTCAAGGGATAATAGGGCTTTTGCTTTATCTGCTTCAGCAGATGTGCGTAACATATGCAATAATAGTTTCATTTTAATTTTGCTTTTTTGATTATTTTTTTTAATTCTTTTTCATCTACCCCCATTTTAGATAGTATATCTTTCACCCCTAAAGGCCCTAATAGTGAGATGTACTGGTTTGATTCTTCTATAGAACATTCATGATATTTAGAAACATATTCTGATATTTCTTGGTATGTGTTTTTGTTTTGGTTTTTAATGTATTTGAGCCAAAGTTTCTTTCTAGGAATCATTTCTTTATAAACAGTATAAATCTGTTTCTTATTTTGAGGGCTTATTTTTTGTACATAATTTACAACGTCTATATACCCCAAATTCATAGACATATATCTATGAATCATATAAGAATTCCATTTATCCCATGAAGATTCTGAGAATGAATCTGGATGAGACTTGTTTAATGTTATCTCATCCAGCCATCCAAAAATATTGGAAATTTCTGTCTTACCCATCAATCATGTGTTCCTCATAATCTTTTCTTAACTCTGCAGGTATTGTATCTTTTAGGATCTTACCTGATATTGGGTCGAAAAATACAGGAATAGGCATTACAGCATCTTCTTCTGCTCCTACTAAGAACTTTGATACTTTACGTAAAACTACACCTTGTTGAAATACTACATTTCCTTCTTTTGTTTCTACTACTTGAGTGTTTTTTAAATCTACATTAAGATTCATTTGTTGTTTTTGGTCTTCCATCTTGTTTTTATTTATTATTTATTTTAATCCTATTAATTTTGATATTAGTGCTAAACAGTTTATTTCTTTATCTATACGGAAATTAGCTTGGTAACTATACTCATTAATATAAACTGCAACCATCCCTTCACTTCCTGGTAAATATGTTGATGAGTTATCATATAGGTAACGATAAAACTCTTCAAAATCCTTAATATTAGCATTAGCTATAATTTGTCTAATTTCTCTCCAATTTGGGGATTTAGATTTTAATTTATCTAATACTTGATTCATATAATTAGATGATACAAGTATAGATTTATCAATAGCTAATTTATTATCCTGAGTGGATAGTTGAATAGTATTTAAACATTTACGTAAATCTGGATAGAATTGGTTGGTTATTACCTTAATATCTTCTAATTCAAATTCAGTATTTTCCTCTCCTAAAATCCAAGCAATATGTTTGGCAACATCTACTTTTGTTGGGGGAACTATTTTTAATACTTGACAACGTGATTGTAAAGGATCTATAATACGCTCCACATAGTTACAAGTCATTATAAACCTAGTCGTTCTAGAAAAGGTTTCAATGACATTGCGGAGAGAAGCCTGCGCTTGGATAGTAAGAAAATCAGCTTCATCCAAAATGACCACTTTAAGTGGTTTAAAACTAGCTGTGCTCGCAAAACCCGATACTTTATCTCTAATAGTTTCAATCCCCCTTTCATCAGAGGCATTAATATAAAGATGATCACAATTAAGGTTTTTAACAATAAGTTTAGCAAGTGTTGTCTTTCCAGTTCCGGCAGGTCCATAAAATATTAGATTTTGAATATCATTTTGACCTAAATAGCTGGAAATTGCCTGTTTAATGTGCTCATTTCCTACATAATTTTCTAGTTTGGTAGGTCTATACCTTTCAACTAATAATGTGTGTTCTGTTTTTATCATAACTTAAATATACGAAATATTTTATTAATATCCAAAT